GAACCGAGGCGGTACGCATACGGGCGGGACGATAGTTGATTTGATTCAAACGTTAACAGACACTAACCCTAACAAGGCAACGCCAGCAGGGGCTTCTGAAGATTCACCACAAGGTTTTGCGGCAGGAACTTTTTATATACGTTTAATCAATACCGACGGTGCAACGGCAACGGGCATATTCAGGGCTAGATGGGAAGAGCGACCATGAGTTATCTAATTAAGACAGTACAACCAACGTCTGAGCCAGTTACTTTGGCTGAAGCCCAGTTGCATTTGCGGTTAGATACGACTGGCTCACCGGCATCACACCCTGACGATTCTTTGGTGCAGGTTTTAATATCTGCGTCTCGTGAAAGCGCAGAAAATTATATAAACTCAACTATTGCTGAGTGTGGTTATACGCTTAAAGCTGAAGCAGAAGACCTTGAAATCAGTTTACAAACATACCCAGTTACTGCAATAGCGTCTGTAACCTACCAGGACGCCGCAGGTGATGTTCAAACGGTTTTAGCGACTGACTACTATGTCGATAATTATGCACGTCCTTCAAGGCTTGTATTTAAAGAAACAGCGCCTGCTTATGAAGTAACGGTTTCGTTTACGGCCGGTTACAATAATGAATTCGTATGCCCTGCTAGTGTCAAAGCAGCAATACTTTTAATGCTTGGCAATTGGTATGAAAATAGAGAAAGCGTATCTAATATGCAATCCTATCAGCGACCCCAATCGGCTACTTACTTACTGACTCCCTACAGAATAGATATGGGGACGTGATGGATATTGGAAAATTAGACAAAAGAATTGCTTTACAGACTAGGTCAGCGACTCTTGACGATTACGGTCAAGAGTTAAATTCTTGGTCAACTGTGGCAACCGTTTGGGCTAATGTAAAACCAATTGGTGGGCGCGAAAAATTGCGCTCTATGGCTATAGAATCAGAACTTACTCACACAGTTGCAATTAGGTACAATGTGTCATTTATGCCACCAAAAATAGTCGATGCGTGGCGTATTAACTACACTACTCCTGCGGGGGTAAGAATATTTAACATTACTTCTGCGCGAGACGTAGATGAAGAACGTAAATATATTATTTTTGATTGCACAGAAGGCAATGAGGTCGGGCAATGACAATAGTCAAAGGCATTTCTGGTCTAAAAGAACTTGACGCTATGCTGAAACAGCTACCTGTGAATATTGAAAAAAACGTTTTGAAAGGCGCCTTGCGAGCAGGGCAAAAAGTATTAGCTGATGCAGTTAAGATGAATTTACGTCAAAATGGTTCTGTTGATTCTGGTGAACTATTAAAAAGTGTAAGAGTAAGATTTAAACGTAAAAGTGAACGTTTTGGTTGGGTTCGGTCTTATGTTATGGTAGGTAATGATAAAGCGTATTATGGGCATTGGCTTGAATACGGCACAGCTAGTTTTTACTCAGGAAATGGTAAAACTGTTGGCGGTCCCTATGAAATAACACCTAAAGTTTCAGGTAGTTTGTTCTTAGGTGGTTTATTAAGAGATTCCGTGATGCACCCAGGCATTCGCCCAAAGCCGTTTGTAAGACCAGCCGTGGATAGTCATACAGACGCTGCGTTAGATCAAGTCGTTGAATATATGCGTAAGCGCATACCAAAAGAAATGAAAAAGGGCGGCATATGAATGCTGAGATTATTATTGTTAATTTATTAAACGTTACAGGCATAACTAATTTGGTTGGTAGCAGACGCGCTCTCGGTCAATTACCACAAAACACGGTAATGCCCGCTTTGGTTTACAATATAGTCGACGGCGTAGCAGAGCCTAATATAGCTTATCAAATAGGCCCACAGCGCGCTTTTGCTAGAATACAAATAAATCCTTTGTCTTTGAGCATACCTGAGTTAAAATCAATAAACGAAGCTGTGCGAACAGCTTTGGATTTTAAGCACCAGCAAACAATAGCGGGAAAATTAGTTATTAGTTGCAGGTTTGATTCTATTCGAGATGTCAATCGTGATATTGATTCGGGAATTTGGACTCAATCGACTGATTATATTCTAAGGTATTACGAATAGTATTTTTTTTATTTTTATTGGAGTTTATTATGACCGTTTTTACATCAGCAGGCACAACACTAAAAATTTCAGCTTCAGAACCAGCGACTTTTGACGCATCTGGCTACGGCGCTCTTACCCTTACAGCAGTTGGCGAAATCACAGATTTAGGCGAGTTTGGTCGTGAATTTGCACTTGTCACTCATATGCCTGTCGGCTCGCGTGGCACACAAAAATTTAAAGGTTCATTTAATGAAGGCACAATGTCTTTGTCATTAGGTCTTGACACAGATGATGCAGGTCAAATCTTAATGAAAGCCGCTTCACTTTCAGATAGCAACTATAGTTTTGAAGTAACAACTCAAAATGGCGACAAATATTTCTTTCAAGCCAAAACAATGAGTTTTAAAGTGAACGTTGCAAGCGTAGATTCAATCACTACAGCAACTACCAGCCTTGAGTTGACAACAACTTCTGGTGGAGTTGGTATTGTTGAAGTATTAGCAGTTTAATGCGCCGCAAGGCAAACCTCGCACCGACTGCTGACCTTCTTCTTCCATCGCTGGGGGAAGCGGTCAGCGGCACGGGCAATTCAACCAGCGATAATAAGGAAGTAATTATGTTTGATATTTCAAAATTAGCAGTTGCGGCGACCTCAATCATTGAACTTGAAGACCCTAACGGCGAATTGCTTGTTAATGATAAAGGCGAAACAATCAGCGTTACCGTCTATGGCCCAGGGTCTAAACAATTTCAGAAAGCAAGCGGTATTCGCAACCGTGCCATTCTTGATTATGTACGCAAAGGCGGCAAGAAGTTAAAAGACGATGAGCAACGTGAACTTGATGCAGATTTTTTGGCTTCATGTACGGTTAGTTTTAATGGCTTTACATACAAAGACTATACTGGTTACGAGATGTTTAAAAACGCTTACCTTGACCCCTCAATTGGCTTCGTATCAGAGCAAGTCAATAAGGCGATTGGTGACTGGTCAAATTTTACGCAGTCGTCACCGAAGAATTAATTCTTTATGCCAGACAATTGGGGTGGTTTCATGCCATTCCAAAGTCTGAAAAGCCGTCAAAAGAAAAATTAAAAAGTCGCGGTGAACGGATTACATTAAACGGTGGCACTCCTTTAATGCCAGAAGTTGATGCAGAATATCTGCTTTCGCATTGGCAAAGCATGGGGTTAGTTTCTACAAGTGCAATGGGCGCAATCGCATTATCTTCACAAGAGATAATGGCGTGGAGCGCCATGTCTGCGGTAGAATTAGAACCATGGGAATTTAATTGCATTCGCCAAATGTCACAAAATTATGTCAGTGCTCTATATAAAGGCGAAAACGCTAATGACCCGCCGCCGTTTGGAAGTTTGGCGCAAGAATTTGACAAAACAATAGTTGGCAATAAAGTTGCTAGTGCTTTTAAATCGTTCATAATGGCAGGTCGAAAAACATGAAACCAGTTGCCAATTTAGTTATCGAGATGGCTGCCAACGTAGCGCGGCTTGAAAAAGATATGCAGTCTGCCCGTCGTAGTGTTGACGGCGCAATGCAAAAGATTCAACGTAGCGCACAAATGGCTATGAGAGCATTAGGCGCTTTGGGGCTTGGTTTAGGCGCGGCTCAATTAACATCTTTTGTTAAAGGCGCTATTGACGCAGGCGACAGAATGCAAAAGCTGTCACAACAAACTGGTATTGCTACACAAAACATTGCGGGTTTGCAATTAGCGTTTAGGCAAGGCGGTGGTACTGCCGCTGATATGGAAATGGCTATAAATCGTTTAGTCATTGGCATGGACAAACAAAGCGCTGGGTTTAAGAAACTAAACATTCAAAGCAAAGACACGTTTGGCGCTTTATCTGAAATTGCTGACATTTTTCAAAAAATGCCTGACGGATTGGAAAAATCAGCACTATCGAATGATTTATTTGGGCGCTCTGGTACACGGCTAATTCCAATTTTAAATCAAGGTTCAAAGGGTCTACAAAACTATATTGAGTTATCTCAGAAACTAGGCACATCGGTAACGCCAGAAACAGCAAAAGCGTTTGAAAAATATAACGACACGATGGACACGGTGTCAGCGGCAATGGAGGGTTTGGCTATGCAAGCCGCCACCGCACTCGTGCCAGCTTTGCAATCATTAGCCGATGCTCTGCTAAATCTATTTGAAAGCGGCGCAATACAGCGCGGTATTGATAACTTGATTGAGGCTTTTAAACTGCTTGCCGTAATCATGGCGTCAAAGGTTATTGCAAGCATAGCGGGAGTAATCGGGCGTAACTATGCGATGGCGGCAAGTATGACTGCGGCTACTGGTGCTACAGCAGGATTGACCGTAGCAATGACAGGCTTAAAAGGCGTAATGGCTTTCTTGGGTGGCCCTGTTGGTTTAATTGTTACCGCAGCAAGCGCATTAGTTTATTTTGCTGAAAAATCTTTTGCCGCAGAAAATAGTGCAGAAGGTTTAGCGGAAAAATTAGGTTTAGCCAACAACGAATTACAAACTATGACTCAAATTCAAATTCAACAAAAAATTGTTGAAGTTGCCCTTGAGTTGCAAAAACTTGAAGTACAGGCGTTAGAAACAGCAGTACAAATGGCATTGTTAAATGAGCAAATTTCTGACCCAGAAGCGTATTTGTTTAGTGGTGGTCAAGTATCAAATGAATTAAGCACCATTAATAAACGTGCAGAAGCATTTAGAAGTCTTTTAGAAAAGTTAAAAGCTCAATTAGTTAGCAATCAAGACCCACTTAAAAAAATGAAGTCAGGGTTGTCTGATATTTCAGATTCAACAGAAAAAGCTGAAGACAAAATCAGAGATATGATTCGTGCTTATGACGACCAAACGTTAATGATGCAAATGACAAGTCGTGAAAAGGAATATTTTTTATTCTTAAATGACTTAGAAGGTGAAGGCGTAAAAACCAATACAGCACTTTATCATCAATTAACTGAAGCATACAAAAGTGCCCAAGATGCACGTACCAAGACAGAATCTAACATAGCCTTACAAGAGGCTGAGAAAAAAGCCATTGAAAAAAGGCTTGAAGACCGAATTAAAGCTGAAGAAGATTTTGCCGCAGAAGCACAAAAAATTAACGACCAAATCGGTCAGTCATTAACCGATGCTTTAGTTAACGGCGGTCAAAGTGCAAAAGACTTTATAACCAATATGTTTAAGACGCTTATCTTGCGTCCTCTTTTACAACCAATTATCTCAGGCACTTTAGGTGCATTAGGTGTTGGGGCTTCAGGCGCGGCATTTGCAGGCATTGAAGGAGCTGTAAGTGGCGGTGGTGGAACTGACTTTTTAGGTCTTGTTTCTACGCTTAAAGACGGTTATACGATGCTAACAACTGGCTTTGCGTCAATTGGTGCGGCGGCGGCAGATTTTTCTGCGACATTAATGGGTATTGATGCGGCAATAGATTCAGTAAATTTTGCCGCTATGGATTCAATTATGGCAACAAGCGCTTCTGTAGGCGCTGCCGCAACAGTATTAGCAGGAGTTGCCGCAGGTATTGGCGCAGGAACATTTATTAGCGGTGAATACGCTTTAGGTGGCGACCAAATTATCTCTACGGCGGCAGGAACTGCCATTGGCGCGGGTCTTGGATTTGTATTAGGCGCTGGCCCAGTCGGAGCGGCAATCGGTGCGGCAATAGGCGGTGCAGTTGGCGGCTTAGTCAACCGAGCATTTGGTCAAGGCCCGAAGCAAACACAAAACGCAGGTTTAATGGGAACAATCGGTGCAGGTGGTACTAGCCTATCATCTTTTACTGATTGGAAACGTTCAGGCGGCTGGTTCTCAGGCGGTTCTAGTGGTCGCACTATGGGCGGGGTAGACCAAGGCATAGTCGATTATTTTAACGGCACTCTAGCGCTTGTAAGTGGCTCTGTAAAGGTTATGGCTGAGTCTATCGGCTTATCTACTAACGAAATAGCGGGTTACACACAGCAAATAC